TGTATAATTATCACCTACACAGGTGGTACTTTTACGTCTATGACGGCGTTTCATGCGTAACTACTACAAAAAGAAGACTGAAAGCTGCCCCTCATTTAAGGGGGGCGGTATGCCTAAGCGCAACAAGAAAAACTTTCGCCCTACAAAAAGTGGTGCAGGTATGACTGAGGCGGGCGTAAAGGCGTACAGGAAGAAGAACCCCGGAAGCAAGTTGCAAACGGCGGTTACTGAGGAAAGTCCTACGGGCAAACGAGCGGCACGCAGAAGATCTTTTTGCGCACGTTCAGCGGGTCAAATGAAAAAATTCCCTAAAGCAGCAAAAGACCCTAACTCAAGGCTGCGACAGGCGCGAAAAAGATGGAGATGCTAAATTGGCATATTTACAAAGCAACATCCCGCACTTTAAGTGTTGGGTGCGACGGGAGTATACCCATAACCATGATAAGTACCACGGCGAGTTTATTCACGCTATGGCTATCGCGGTTACAACTATACCCTGCAGGTGTTTGAGTTTTCAGGTAATTTTTACTGGAGCAGAAACTTACGATGACGAGAATGAACCCAACGTACACGGTGGCGCTATGTGGGCACGTATGCCTATAACAGCGTTATGCGGTGACACTCCATATGATGAGTGGCCGGTGCCTATGGACGTATGGGGGGCACAGCCTTGGGACTGTAGTTCTCGTACACATGCTGTCTACGTGCTTGACAGGGCAACACCATGTCCTTGGCTGGCAAAAATAGATGGTGAGATGTACCCAGCAAAATACATGTTTACGGTGGACTACACAGATTCAGAAATAGGCGATGACCCCGCACAACATAAGCAAAGTCACGTCATGGAACTTTTAGATGCTGGCGAGTGGACAGGGAACATAGTAGCTCTGCCTAACAACCGTGTACGAGTTACGCATCCAGCATGGTTTGAGACAGGGGAGGGGGCACCAGATTTTCGGCCTTCTCAGTACGTGCATTACAGCAAGTCTGATTTGGACTACACGTTAGATACCAACCAGATATTTAACAACTTATACGCGGAGTAAATCATGGAAGAAGAAAGAAAACTGCCTCCAAGAAAAAGGGTAGGCCCGTTCAATATAGATACAATGCCTCCCGGCACAAGACGTAGGGCAGAAGAAGAGAATAGGGGCGTTCGGTCTCGTAATGTGGCTAAAGCTATGTCTTCTAGCAGAGATATTCCTCGTAGAGACACGGGTGATCGGCCTGTTGTGACAAAGAAAAACAGAGGGCAACAGCCAACGCGTAGGAAAGCAAGATCACTTCCAAGAAATGTGGCTAAAGAGATGGATCCCAAGGGGCCACCTAAAGGTACTGAAAGCAGTTTAAAGAGGAGCAAACCTACTGCGGACAAACCTCAAGTGAATACGACGCCTTCTAAGCCCAAGCCACCTAAGATGGAAGTTAAACCTAATGTTGTTCCTCGTCTTTACGCAACACCAAAGAGTAACAAGAAGCTCGTAGACAAAGAAAACGCACAGAAAAAAGCTGCTGCTAAGGGCGCAAAAAAGACACCAGCGAAGTCTAAATCTTCTGTTGTAACGCCAAAAATGATTAAAGACGCTGGGTTTACTAACCTGCGCGATTATTTGAACGCTAAACAGGGTAAAACCCGTGTTAAAGGCGCTCCTACTGTAACAGGTAAGAGTGGCCGTAATGTAGGTGTTGATTACAAAGGCGCTAAGAAAAAAGCTAATGTAACCGCTGAACAACTAAAGGCTGCTGGACTAACCACTGGGCCTAAAGGGTTAAATACTTATCTAAATAAGTTTGATGAATTAGGTAGACGACCTAAGCCTTCTGATTTTAAGAAAAAAGCAGGCGGTATGATGGGCGGCGGTATGAAGTCCAAGATGTCCACCAAGGGTGGCACTATGGGCGGTAAGAAAAGACCACCCGGTATGATGGGCGGCGGTATGAAGTCCAAGATGTCCACCAAAGGCGGTGTTATGGGCGGCAAGAAAAAGCCACCCGGCATGGCGGCTGGCGGTCTTAAGTCTGCACCAGAGGGCAATAAGGGTCTTAAAAAGCTACCAAAAGAAGTACGCAACAAGATGGGCTTTATGAAAGCTGGTGGTATAAAGCCTAAAGGTATGAAAGCTGGTGGCAAGGGTTACGCCAAAGGCGGTATAAAGCCTAAAGGTATGAAAGCTGGTGGTATAAAGCCTAAAGGTATGAAAGCTGGTGGCAAGGTTCGCGGTGCCGGTATCGCTCGTAAGGGTGTACGTCCAGCGAAGATGCGATGAGGCGTTACTATAAGTCAGGCGGGAAAATATGTCCGTCAGGGAAAGCGTGGGCAAAACGCACCTTTGACACATACCCGTCTGCTTATGCAAATATGGCTGCATCTAAGTACTGCAAAGACCCTAATTACGCCAAAAGCAGTAAGAAAAAGAAGAAGTAATGGACGTATATCGGGTGCAGACAGGTACTAAATATGGCACGTTGTTTGCGGACGACGATGCCGACCTTGCTAAACTCAAGACGTGGTTCATCGACAACATCAAACTTGATCTAGCGGAAGACAGTACGCTTACAGATGGTGTAATTGACCAGACAGCAGATAACTGGGAAGAGAGTTTTGATTTGTTGACTAAAATTGTTTCTTACGATGTTACGGAGCAAGGGTTACGCGAGGCGCTTGCTGGGGGTTACACGGCGGCTGGTGGTAATACAGTCATCAATAAAAGCATGGGCCTAGAGGCTTGGAGCTAGGTATATGGGCGAGCTTAAAAAATGGCGTGACCAAGATTGGGTTCGTATCGGCAGCGACGGTGAGATCAAAGGGCCGTGTGGTACGTCGGAAGATAAGAAGAACCCAGATCGTTGTTTGCCAAGGTCTAAGGCGCAGTCTCTTAGTAAAGAAGAGCGGGCCACTACAGCACGTAAAAAGAAACGAGCTGGCGCACAAGGGCAACAAGTAGTGAGTAATACAAAAGCTGCTAAGGTCAGAACTGCAAAAGCGGGCGGTGTGATCCGTGATAATCATAAAGGTTGCGGGGCTGTAATGAGCAACCGTAGAAAGAAAACTTTGTACGTAAGAGGTACTAAGAATGGCTAAATTAGAGGTTTTTCAAAACGGTAACTTCTCTGATGGTAGACCTGTATTTCAGGTTGGTAGTAAGAACGAAGACGGCACCTATACTGTTGTTAACGCTAACTTAATGAGCGAAGAAGAAGCTAATGCTTCACTAGTTGAGCTACAGCCAGAAGAAGCCAAGCTTGTTCGTGCAAGAAACGAAGAAGGACACTTTGTAGCCGATGACCCCGCTACTCCAGAGGATGAGGCTTGGGTTGAGGAGCCAGTAGTTAAGAAGAAGGCCAAAAAGACCCCCGCGAAAAAAGCTGCTAAGAAGAAATAGATGGCTACTTCTGGAACAACAGCGTTTGACATGGATTTCACGGAAATCGCTGAAGAATCGTGGGAACGAGCGGGTCGTGAAATGCGTTCTGGGTACGATCTTCGTACCGCACGTAGATCTATGAATTTGCTGACTATTGAGTGGCAGAATCGTGGACTTAATCTATGGACAATTGATGAGGGCACCGTGTCACTTGTTAAAGGCACATCAGAGTATGACCTCCCCGCTGACACTATCGACCTGCTAGAACAAGTTATACGCACTAATAGTGGTGACCAGAACACGCAGTCTGACCTAACCATAAGTCGTATCAGTGTTAGCACTTACGCCTCAATACCAAACAAGCTAACTCAAGGTAGGCCGATTCAAGTTTGGATAGAGCGGTTGCGTGATAACCCGACCATAAACGTGTGGCCTGTCCCAGACAAAAACGATACTTATATTTTCAAATACTATCGTATGCGACGAATACAAGATGCAGGCAGTGGCGCAGAAACTGCTGATATGAACTTTAGGTTTTTGCCATGTCTTGTTTCTGGGCTAGCGTACTACATAGCAATGAAAGCTCCGGAATTAGCACCACGCATACCTATGCTTAAAGATATGTACGAAGAACAGTTTAGGCTTGCCGCTGATGAAGACCGCGTAAAAACACCAGCGCGTTTTGTACCTAAAATAAGTTATGTCTAATCGTTTTGCTTCTACAAAACGTGCTATTGCGGAATGCGATATTTGTGGGTTCCAGTACAAGCTGCGAGAGCTTAAAAATTTAATACGGAAAGGACAAGATACTAACCTCAAGGCATGTCCTGAGTGTTGGAACCCTGACCAACCACAACTTAAATTAGGTGAGTTCCCTGTTAACGATCCGCAAGCTATACGTGACCCAAGACCTGACAGAAGTTTAGGGCCATCAGGAGATAATAGTAGTAGAGGCATACAGTGGGGCTGGAACCCTGTAGGCGCGGGGAGTGACCCGTTTAACTTAACGCCTAATAACCTTGTTGCTACAGGGGAAGTAGGTACAGTAACAGTAACAACAACTTAGGTGATCCTATGAAAAATATGAGCACAGTAAAGCCGGT